TGTACCGGGGGATGCCGTCCTCGGTGTAGATGGGCCGCGGGAAGTAGTGACCTTGAGCGTGGTGGTATTTGTCTCCGTAACCTCGGTCAATCTCCGTGCCCCAATCCCCGCTCACAAAGGCGGAGGAATTGACGGCGGTGATGCGGTTATGTCTATCGGTTTGGACATAAACAATATAGTTTAGGTCAGGTGTCATTTCGGCCATAATGTACTCCCTTATAGTTCCGCGGAATTATAATATAGGGTTTGTGCGTTGATTTGGAGTTGACCTTGCGTCGGGTCAATGCGCATTGTCGGGCGGCAATCCACTGCTTTAGCTGGTCGTTTATCGGCCGCACTGTAAAGTTGAAAATACCTCTGGCATTTCGCTAGCTCCTCGGCATAATCCGGCGTCTCGAAGAGCTGCCAGTTGCCTTCCTCGTTTTGGTAGGCTAGAGTTTGGCCGGAGCCAAGTTCTAGCTTGCCTGCAATCAAATTCTTTTCAGTATCCGTTAAGATTGAAAATTGAACGTTTCCACCGGCCAAACCAAGCACTGCAATAGTAATGCCGTTTCCCTGCTAGTCGCCACAGGGATTGTAACAGTACCGCTAAACAATCCATCCGTTGCTAATATCGAGGCGGTGACAACTTCACCCTGATCAACATTTTGCGTGATCTGGAATAGATCACCTACATTGTTGAGTGTCAGATAATCATGGGCAAGCGTAATTACAGATCCAGGTTTGCCGCATTTCCAGCAATCAAAAATAGACCCATATGACGTACTATAGCTCGTCTTCCCCCTCTGGTTAACGGGAAACGACCCGCCGCCCTGCTGGGAGCCTCCGCCCACGAAGTACCAGTTATCCAGCAGGTTCCGGCGGGTGCTGGAGCCCAACAAGGCATCGATCTCCTCACCGCTGTATTTGCTGGTGTAGTATTCGGTTGGTTCTTCTGCCGCTTCTCTGGCTGATAATTTCCGCTCAAGTGCCGCTACACGCTCCTCCAGAGTCAGTTCCATTTTCTCACCTCACACAATTAGCCGACGGCCAAGCTTGTCCAGAACAACGAGGCCATTTCTGTCTTTCACGGGGCCAGATACCTTTTTTTTAGGTGCGCCATAGTAAACAATTACACATCCATCCGCTCCGTCTCCGCCAGATCCTCCTTTACCACCATGTCCACCAGAAGAACCATCCGCGGTTGTGTATTTGGTGTATGTTTCCCAAAGCTGAATACGAGACCCACCGCCGCCGCCGCCACCGCCGCCGCCATTTCCTCCGTCTCCTCCGCATCCGTATAGCGTAGCTATAGACTTTGAATCGCCTGATGCTCCGTTTCCTCCAGATCCGTAAGAAGATGGATTTTGGTCGTTTATCCCTCCTTGCCCTCCAGGAGAATTATAAGAAGAGCCACCGCCACCACCGCCGCCGTATCCTTTTTGCCATGCAATTCCATAGTTTGGACTTTTGTTTGTCTTATAACGATATCCAGGAACGTCTTTAGGGTTTTCTGTGTAATTATTCCCAACAAGTTCTTCTATACGATACTGTGAACTTCCAGACCCAACAAGTGTACAAAAATAATTAGGGCTTGTACCTGTTGCCTTTATGGTAGCAGATTTAAAGTCGCTTAGCCTCCACTCTCCAGTTTTTGTGTCAAAAGACGACTTTGTATATCCAGAAATTGTTTCTCCGATTGTAAATCTTGCGGATGAAGATCCTCCATCAACTTCACGCCAACTGTGCGGTGTAGAGCCTCCACTATAACTTCCGGCTTTGCCCCCAGCGCCACCAGGTATATCTCCTGAATTTTCTCCACTGTCACCTTTCAATAGTTCATAGGCAGTTGATTCCCCTCCGTTTCCTCCATTGGCTCCATCGGCTCCGATGTCTCCTGTTTTTGCATAAGTTTCTTTTGTTATGATGTCTGTGTATCCGGCACCTGTCGAATCTCCATCACCACTTGAATAAACCATCCCACCTATCGAAATAGTTGTTTCTGTCCCGATAGATCCTTCTGCCCCATTAGCTATCCCTCCAGTTCCTCCAGCCCCACACTGGAATTGAAGGGTCCTATCATCTCCGATTTCAAGATCTACTGTAAGAAATTTGCCCCCTCCTCCTCCGTGCCCCCCATTTCCACCAGATCCACCTTTCCCAAAAACTCCAATGCCAGTTCCGCCATTCGAAGCACTAGCAGATGCACCATCATCACCAGGTTCTCCGTCCATTCCGGCTTGACCTCCGTTACCAGCTCCGATTACGACAACACGCACATTTACTGCCTGATCAGGTATTTGCCATGTACCGCTACCGGACAAAACAATTCGATTTTCTAATATCTCAACGTCCTCCGTCTGCGGTGGCTTATATCCAACAAGCATTTTTGAAGTTGACTTTAATGTATTTGAAATGTTAATATCTTCTATTTCAATGCAGGCCGTAACTGGTTCTTTGTTATATGGGTCCCACGTCAACACACGGTTTCCTGTTGATTCCCCTTTATAGACAACTGGTGCTTGGATAGATTGAGCATGCTTATAGTAATTTTTCATTCGGTCTGCGACAGCCGCAGAGTTTATGAGCGATACCAACGTAGCATTTTCAACCTTCTTTACATTCGGCTCTTTGGCTGAAACAATATCACGTATGATTTGGCTTTTGTTGTGTGTATACTTTGTTCCAGTAAGCCTTCCGGAACCTGAAGATAGTTTTGCGTAGTTGGCTCCACTCTCTAAAATAGTAAAGCCAGATGCGGATAGATTAAAAACAGGCTCTTCAAATGTGATAATACTGCCTGCTTCTGTGGCCCCTTCAAAAAGTGTAGATGACTCACCAGATTTTATATATTGGTGTTCTGTAACAATTACTTGGGTTACTTTGGCCGCGTTAGTGACGCTCGGGCCATGATACATTCGGTCTAAACCAAGGTTCCCGCTAATTCCATCCCAAAGGGCCGCAATCCGAAGAACTCCATTTAGATCAGTTCGAATAGTTGCGCCAATTGCAAATAGAACCTGTGACAAGTTATCCCTTGCTGTAGCGATAGGCAACCAACCATACAATTTTATGTCTGCTAAATTTGTTTTGATCTCGTATGGTATTGTGCCGCATATGGAAGCAAGAAGTTCGGATGCAGTCTCTCCAGAGTAGATTCCTCCATAATGCTGATTTTCAGATAAAAGCCCAATTGCGCTTGTTGCAGATATCTTATATGTATTAGGGCCATTCCGGTCAATGGATTTCACATAAAACACACCGGTCTGAACGTCATCATAAAAATAAACAATTGGAGCGTTTCTTTCAAACTCTGTAATTGTTCTGTCCTCAGTCTCAATTACGACTGATAAGGTATTGGCTTCCAGAGAGGAAGATAGAAGAGATGTTGCAAGATGAAGATTTCCGCTTTTAATTTTGTTGCCCTCAAAAACTCTGTCGCCATACACAATTTTGTTTTTGTTTGCCATCGCCTATCCTCACTTTTTACGGCTTGACCTGTGCGTCTATCGGAACAAAGCTTACCTCTATTTCTCCCCAATAATTTACGCTACCTTCTACCTTCTCCATGTCTTGAGATGCGCTAGTATAATACGCCTCGTAGGAGATGGTTGTCTGTCCGTCCGCAGCCTCCAACATAACGCTATCATCGACTGAGTGTTGGTACAGATAGTCCCAAAAGGTATCCAGCCCTTCGTAATTGTCTCCTCTGCGAAACACTGTAATCTTATGTCCAAGATAGGTTCCAATAACATCACGTATCATTCGACCGGAAAGCACTCGGCCAGCATTATCTCCATCTAGTACATTGAAACTTCGATTATAAGTCGAAATTGCAACATCTGCGTCAAACTCAATGCCGTTCAATTTGATATAGCTCATTTAACCCTCCACCAAATTTACGCCGATACGCTGAACTTCGCTCTGAGTTGCTTGATAAGATACGCGACCAAGCACCTGCTTGTCGATTTCCAAGATAACTGTATTGGAGCCGCCGCCACCATATCGCTGCATCCCACGGGCAACAGCGGCTTCAATCTCAGATGTTGGAGCCTCTATATTTGTCCCGCTCTTTTGATCTCCCAGTACGGTGAGGAACTCTTTATTAGGCGGTATGACCGCGCCTTTTGCAAGGGCAGGAACGTCATCAATTGAAAGCCTTGGTACTGACATTCGGCCTAAGCCTGATCTGGCTGAATAAGAACTCCCCTTCGTACTGCCACTTCCAAGCTTAAGCGCTGTCCCCCCACCTAAAAGTGCAATCCCGGCCAGTATGAATAGAGGGTTTAATGTCATTGCACCAATAGCGACTAATGCAATTCCAGCAAGCAGCATTGCTGTAGATACCCATCCAGCCACCTCTTCAAGATGTAATGTTTCTACCCAACTACGAAACGTCCCACTTTCATTCCCAACGACAAATCCAGCAATAAGGAGTGCACATCCACCTAAAAACATAAGAACGTTCATAGTCATTAGCCCGATTGCAACAAGCCCGATTCCTACAAGCAAAATTGCAATCGTTACATACTCCATTACTTTTTCAAGGCCTAATGTTTCAACCCAATCCTGCAAATGATCATCATTTATTGCGGCAACAATTCCAAGGCCGAGCACCACTGCACCAGCAATTAGCAAAATAAGATTTCCAGTAGCAGCCGCAATAGCTACCATTACGATGCCTACCAAAAGGATGGCGACAGATACCCATTGAACAACGGTTGTAAGTTTCAGTTTTTCCCACCATGCCATCAGTGTCTGTTCTCCAATTACTTCTGCTGTCACCCCTGCTCCTAGAAGAACTGCTCCAGCGATAACCATAAAGATATTCCCCATTGCCGCTCCAATACAGATGAGGGCAAATCCAGCTATTTGCATTGCAGCTGTTACATAGTCAAACGCGGAATCAAGTCCCAGCGTCTTTGCCCAAGATTCAAAAACTCCACTCTCACTCCCTACAAAGACGCCAGTTGCAATCAAAGAAATACCAGATATAACCATAAGAATATTCCCTAGTCCTGCGCCAATACAAATAAGGGCAAATCCAGCTATCAATAGAGCGGCAGTTATAAACTGGGCTGCTCTAGAAAGTCCAAGCGCTTCCGCCCAATCTTGCATCATTCCGCTTTGATATGCATAAGCCACAGCAACTCCGATCAAAGCTAGTCCAGCCACAACAAGTAAAATATTTACAGTTGAAGCTCCAATAGCAACCATGGCGATGCCGCCGAGTATAATTGCCAATAACACAAACTCTTGCACACTATTTAAACCAAGTGCATCAACCCAAGACTGTAATTGTTCATTTTCTCCGGAGAAATCAATGCCAGCTCCAAGTAAAAGTAAACCAGAAAGAACCAGCACTAAACTCCCTATAGATGCTCCTATAGCTACAAGTGCAATACCACCTAGCATTAATGCAATTGGCACCCAAGCAGATACACTCGCCATCATTTCTTGGAGCCATCCGCTATTCATACCTTCTTGAAAGGCAGAAAAGTCTGGCCCAATATCTTGATTAGAAGATTCACTTTTATTTCTGCTCCCCGAAAGCTGGTTGATTTCATCAAAAGAAGCGAGCGATTTCCCGGCCTCCTCAGCCGCCTCACCCGTTTTTTCAAGTGCTTCTGTTTCCTCATACAGATTTTCAGCGGAGTCCGCAGCTTTCTCTGCTGTTGTACCAAAAAGCGCAGCAGTAATCCGGGCGGCCATTGAAATTATACGGGCCAACATATCGACAAAATTTGTAAATGCTGGTATAATGACCTCAATCATCGGTTGAGCGAGCGTCAGGAGAGCCCCTTTTAGGCGTGCAATAGACGCTCTAGCCTCGTCATTTGTTTTGATGACTTTCCCCATCCATTCACGGAACTTCGCAAGAGCTTGTGTAATGACCGTGAATACAAGCGCGCTTCTGATAACTTCACGCATACGAGAAGAAAACTTGCTTGCGCTCTTTTGCGCTCTATCTACTGATTTTGCCATTTTGGCGGCGGCAGGGCCGGACTTTGCCATGTTCTGCTGGAGCCCTCCGGCTTCCTCTTTTGCCAGGTTCAACTTTCTTTCTAAGCCAGAAATTTTGGAATCATAATCTGAAAGCGCTTTTTCAGCCTGCCTCCACTCTTTCTCAATTGCGTCAACCTTTTCTTGTTGCTTTTTCAATTTGGAATCGACCATAGGCCTGTCAGAATAGGCACGCATATAGTCATCAGCGGACGAACCAGGTTTCATGGCGGCATTGATAGCATTCTGTTCGTCCTGGAGCATGGATAACTGCTTCCTGGCCTCCTCCAACTCCGCATTTACAACGTTGAGGTTTTCTACTAAAGGAAACCTCCCCTGCTTTTTGGACGTAAGTTGATCTTCGAGCGATTGGATTTTCTTAGCAAGCTGATTCAGCTCTTTTTGTGCTTTCTTATTGTCAATATTGGTTTCAATGACGATGGAGCCGTCAGCGGCCACATTAAACACCACCTTGAGGGGAGAGATTTACATTGGAAGGGTACAAAGAAATCATTATTACAAGAGAAAAATCGCCGTGGGGATGTGCTGTCGACTTCACGGTACTTTTGGATGACAAAGTGGTTGGGATTTTAAGAAACGGCACAACCGTTTCTGCATACGCTCAAGATGGACCCCATACGCTTTCGTTCCAAAAGGGGCGTAAAATCGACTGCTCAATTTCAATCCTCGTATCGCCGGATGACACTGCAAAAGTTGTAAACACAGCAATATCTGGATCACACCTCGTAGTTGAGAGTGAATACGCAACAAATACACCAGAAACCGCTGTTTTCGATAGTGAGAACGCCCCAGAAAAAAGAAGCAGAAAAATTAAGGGAAATGTTGCCTTTGCAGCTGTGATTGTCGTTGCTATTATTGCCGCTGTATCTCTTACTTTTGGGGGCCGCTCTGATAGTCAGTCAAACGATGGCTATAGTCCAAGCCAATCAACTACTACACCCACGCAGCCATCCGATAATTTAGCGCAGAACATCCATCCGGAGGAAATTACCATCTCAGCCAACAGCTTGTGGGCGGCATATAAGGAGAATGCAGTGAATGCCGATGCGCTGTATAAGGATAAAATCTTGGTTGTGACTGGCACAATTCAAAACATCGGGCAGGATGTTTTAACAAAAGCACCTTGCATTTCGCTCGAAACAAATGACGGTTATGGCCTTTATCCTATACAGTGCTTCTTCCCGAAGGATGGAGACCAAACGGATTTGATTGCACAGCTAAAGGATGGAGACTACATCACTATCGCTGGTGAGTGCGATGGAATCCCTCTTGCTCAAGTTCAGTTGACAAAATGCACGATACGATAATCATAGCCGCCCCTCCTGGGGCGGTTTCATTTTGCGCCCGTCCAGAGGTTGACGAGGTCATTCTCCGCCTCGCTGTATGTCTGCTTGATGTCGATAATGTCACGGTTCTTTCGGTAGAACTCCCTGTCAGACTTGTCCAGCGGCTTGCCCTTTGCCTTCTTGTCGCGGATGCGGACGATCTGGGCAAAGAGGCAGTCCCCTATTTCCGCATAGGCCGCGAGGATAGTCCACCAGTGGATGCCGCCCGTGTTGGTTTCGATGTCGTAGTCCACAGCGCGGGCTTCATAGCCCAGCACACGGTTGATAGGGGCAATGATGCGGGGGAAGTCCATAGGCCAGTCCACAAGGTGGGGGCCTTTCTGCTCCCGTGGCTCCTCGCCGCCGTTGATGAATCGAAAAACCTCTTTCATGGCCGCGTCATAGTCGGTCAGCTCGTCAAAATCCACATAGAAGACTTGGAGCACGTCAAGGGCCCGGTCTTCCTCGCTGGAATCGGGGTCGTTCATGGCCTCGAAAATGTCGAGGATAACCCGATAATCATAGCGGATAGCAAACTCCTGCCCGTCTATATCCACGCTTTTTGGAAGTCCATAGCTCATGGCGTGCTCCTTTGGTTACTTCTTCTGATACTTCTGGTATTTCGCTGTGTACTTGCTGATGCGCGGGTTAGTAAGCTTCTGCTCTCTGGTGAAAGTGGTATCAATCTCATCCATGACCGCCATCATCAAGTTGCACCAGACAGGGAGGCCGTTGGCAATGGCATAGACATTCATGCCGCCGAAGACAGACTCGCTCACAGGGGCATCGAACACGCCGTCAATAATGCCGCGCATTTCAGCGTCCCGCTCTTTGGCAAACTCGAAGATTTCCTTCTTGTCCACCATCTTCTCGATCTGGGCCTTGTAGCTCTCCTGCTTCTTGTCCAGATCTTCAAAAGTGGAGTACAGCCGCTCAACGAAGTTGCTGTCAGTGGGGTTGAACGACACCTCGCACTTGCCATTCAAAGAATATGTAACAAGGCCGGAGTCAAAATTCAGTTCCTTCATAAGTTAAACCTCCACGGTTCCCGGTGTGAATTTCACAGTTCCATCACTAATCGATGCTGTACCAACAGTTCTGGTGCCGCCATATGTAACATCAATTGGCATCCCAATTGTGCCACCGCCTTCACCACCGAGCCCGGACGGCAAAATAGAGCATGAGGAGTATCTTTCAGCAAATACCGCTGTTCCGGCCGTCCCCGCATACAGATGGACAATAAGCATATCTTGATTCATCAAAGCGTTCACGTTCTGATCTTTGATAGCAAGGTTCCAGATTTTTTCCTGTGCTGCGTCATCTGCATCCAACTCACATGGGTCAAAGGTTTGTGTAATGGTTGGTTTCTTCCCGTTGGTATAGGTATTTCCAAAAATATCAACTTTGGTTTCTGTTTGCCAGTCGTATTCGGCTGAACTGTCCTCTACACGCTTACCGATTGGAGACCACGTAGGCGTAGAGCTCTCTCCAGTGTTTAGGTAAGCAATTAACATTTCACGGCCTACGGTCTGGCCCGGCGTAGTATTAAAAGTCAAATCAGACTCAGGCATTGTTTTTCTCCTTTCAAACGCCAACTTCATATGTCAGTTTCATCAAAATCTGGTAGTCTTCATAACCGTCCTCATAAGCGGCAAATTTAGAGGATTGTGTGGTGGGCTCAACTCGGAGCGCCCGAATCTCGTCTCCCAAATCAGGAAGATTTTTTCTTGCCCAGTCACCGAAGTGGTTCAGTAGCTCGTCAGCCTCCAGGCGCTTGTCGTTGCTGCGCCCAGGCTTAATACGATAAATTAGTTTGAATTGGTACTCCGCCTGATAGCCGCCCAGGATGAACCGCTTTGTGATATAGGTCCCCTGGATGGTAGACAATGCCATACCGGTCTCGTCTCCCTGGTCAGCGGACAGAAACTCATATTTAATGATGTCCACCGGCTTTTCCGGGAAGGTATTGGCCCACACCCGCATGGAGCGGGAGATTTTATCCACTTCTTCTGTCGCCGCCAGCATGCGGGGTTTCTCTTTTTTCTCAGAGTTCACGTTTCACCGCCTTATCCGCCGTCCGAATCCAGTTATCCAAATTCTCGGCCTTGCTGGCTTCGAACCAATGGGATTGTGCCTGCGCATGTGATGCTGTATTAAATACAAGGTTTTTGTCAGTCAAGACCTTTGTTGTGCCCTTTGATGCATAACTGCTACCTGTAGCCGGGTCTACCATTAGTTTTCCAAAATATAAGTAGCGTGCATATGGGCCTGGGTAAATCACTTCTGAACCATCTACCCGCGTCCGTTTGTCCAATGATCCGGTAAGCATCGGAACATATGGTGATGTGTCCTTCCGCACCTGGAGTGCCACAGTATGCTCCGCTTTGGTGCACTCCTCATCCAACTTGTCCCTGATTGCCTCCAGCCCTTCGGCGCGGAAACTGAATTTCAGCATTAAACCCCACCAACTTCCCAGTGAGCCATTTCACCGCCGAAGTCCTTTTCATCGACTTTAGTAATATCGTACACACCGTCGTAGTCGGCCTCTATGGTCTGTACCGTCCATTCCGGGTGTATAGCCTCACCCTTGATGAAAAAACTATCACGGGCCACAGAGAGCGTCCATAGGTCGCTTTTATCATCTGCTTTCCAGAACTCGACTGGCCCGACATACCTTCTTTGGATGCCTGTCACACCGTCCAACGCCTCAACCGAAAATGGAATGTACAGGTTGACTGCATCCGCGCTTTCCAGCCCGCTCTTGGTTACATTGGAACCCTTAGAGGCATCCAGAAGGACTCCCCGTAGGACAGTGATGTGGTTCACTGTGGTCTCCTCAAAGGTGGAATGGTCCGTCTCAACGTAGGTGTTATAGACCGTCACAACATGGGGGAACATGTCCATAGCCGCACCCCCTTCCACGGTATAGAAGGCCCGTACCGACCAAATACTGCGCTGCAACAGATGCAAGATGTGTTTGTGCCGACTGCGCCGCTGTCGCGGCCTGCTGGGCACTTTCACCGCCGCTTCGGTAGGTCTTGGACCAGCTACCCACACTCTGGCTTTGCAACTCTCCAGTCTCTCCAGCATTTGCGGAGTTTTTAAGGGCATTCAGGGCCGCTTGCTGGGCAAGGTCGATGCTCTGGTACTGTTCTGCCACGGCGCAGCAAGCCATCTTTACTGCGTCCAGCTCTTTGTTTTGAGCCGCACGGCCCTGCGTGTAGTAGTCCAGAAAGGAACTTGCACGCAGGGACAGACGAGGGAAGTCAGCCATTTGGATAGCCGTGCCTAGATACGCAGCAGTGTAATACTCATAATCTGCGTAAGCCATCAGGCCGCCCCCTTACTTCTTCGCACGGGCTTTCGTCTTAGCCTGCGGCTCAAACGTCGCCCCAGTGAAACTAAATTTCACTACGCTGGAATCATCAACAAGCACCTCGAAGGTATCATCCTTGGTCACCCGGAAGACAATGTCCGCGTCAAACAGGATGTCTTCCTTTGTAGGAGAGCCATTTTTCTTGAAGGTCATCTTTGTCCCGGTCTTTGTCAGGTGAACTGGGAAATAATACCCGCTCTGCTCGTCCGGGGCGTCGCTGAACTCGGTGTAGTTGGTCACATAATGAAATGTGCCCGTTACAGCGCCACTCTCATAAACCTTCAGGTCATCACCCACAAGCTCGGAAACCTGTTTCCCCAATAGGGCCTGACCGCTGGGGAATAGCGTTAAAGTGTCAGACCCTATTAACCCCCCGCCGGTGCGTAAACAGCAAAAGGGAAGGCGTTCTCATTGCCGACGTTGAAGGCGTTGATGGGGTTGGGAATCTCCCAGCCCAGCCGCATGACGGCGCGGAGGGCCACCATGTCGTTCTGCATCAGGTTATAAAGGATATTGCCAGTGGTGGGATCTTGCACCACGCCGCTATCGAAAATCTTAAAGGTCATGTCCTGTCGGATGGCATAGACCAACTGGCTCCAGTCACCCACGATAGCCAAAGATTCCTCCGGGTCGTAAGCGCCGTTCACGGGGAAGTACATGCTCATGCCGTCCAGCGCGTAGCGGGTATCTCCCTGCATATCGGTCTTGAAAATGGGCTGGCCGTTCTTGTCCACAAGGCCGCGCAGCTTGGCGCGCATCTGAATGGCAGCCATCACGCCGTTGGGGATATAACCGCTCTCCTCCACCTTGGCAATCACGCCACCCTCACCCATGATGTCCTTGAAAATATCGCTGGTAGCGGTCACAACAGCGCTCGCGGTAGTGGCCGAAGGGACAAGGCCATCACGCCAAGAAGTCGGCTTGTCCGTGCCGTACAGAATAGCGGCGTCGATGACCTTTCCGAATGCCTCCTGAAGACGGGGCCGCACCTCGCCCCAGATATCGTAATCGCTATCATCCAACACCGCTTCAGGAATGGGGACGATGACGGCGATTTCCTCGGCGTAGATTTTCTTCTTGTCCCACGCCATGTTGGTGGTCTTTTTGAGGGATGCCTTAGAGTCGGCTGCTCCGGTAGTAGCTTCACCGTTTACAAAATAGGCGGTAGGCAGTGCATCCAGCACATTGAGGGTCTGCGTCTTACTGGTCATGTTGGGCAGTCGGCGGGCCATCCGCAGCACAGCGGACTCTGTTACGGCCCCCTGGATAATTTCACGGGTTACGGGCTCGGGAATAAGCCCGGAAAGTTTACTTCTGTCGATAATGTCAACAGCCATTTATGTTCTCCTTTCATTTCAGTGCGCCCCGGATCAGGGCGTTCATTACATCGTTTTCTCCTGTTTTTTGCGTCCCTCCGCCCACTGGAGCAGTCCAGTCAAAGGAAGTCTTCTTGCGGTCGGCGGTGAGCGCGTCCACGGCCTGCTCAAAGGTGGTCTTGTCGTCCACCATCTTCCCTGCCTTGAAGGCGATGAACTCCGCCTCTTCTCCGGTCAGGCCCTTAGAAAGTACATATTTTTCTTGCTTTAATTTTCCAAGTTCAGTTTTGCTCTTGTTCAACTCCTCTTCAAGGGCAGAAAAGTCCTCGGAAGATTTCATACCGGAGCTTTTCTTGATTTCAGCGTCCAATTTTGCCTGAACAGTCGAAAGTGCCTTTGTGACTCTCCTGTCAAACTCCGACTTATATGTCGGGTCTTCCAGTATTTCGTCAAAAGTCATAATATCGTCTGCCATATTTACACTCCTTTATTTCCACTGCGTCATTCCCCACAGCGTTTTGCAAAAAAGAGCCATCTACCCAACAAGTGAGTAAATGGCTCTAATTACCCTTCTTTTGCGCCAATCCGCAAAAGGTACACATTATTTAGTTAAAGTCTTTTTTTGCTACTTACCCTGTGATTTAGCGCGTCATCATATTGTTGTTCCGTCCATCCATACAGTTCCATGAACGCCTGTTTCCCAATCTCCATCGCCTTGTTGTAGTCTTTGATGCTAAAGCTTTTTGTGCTGACAAGTTTAATGGATTTTGGGTCAAGAACTGGCTCGCCATCGCTCCCAATCGATACAACATCTCCAGTTACCGCATACATATGCTTGAACGAATATTTAGGCGATTCCCAAACCGAAACGCCGTCCTCGGCTTCTCCTGTATCGTGGTTTTTTGATGCTCGCATTGTCCCGCTTTTCAGATATTCTATTTCAGCATCGTTATCCGTTCCACGGTAAAACAAACCCTCACGCTTTAATCCGGCTAATCTTAATGTCTCGGCCTCGACAATTCCGTGTAGTTTTGTATTCATATAATTGTTGTAGGAATAATCGTTCAGAACAATGCGCCCGTCTGAAAAAATTGTATTTACATTTTCATCGGATACATACTTCCCATCAACAAACCCAGAAGTATTGGGGGCCTTAAAAACAACTACTCCATCTGTATCGTTTTCAGGGATTTCTATTTTTTTACCAGCTCTATCGCCAGTCAATGTATACTCATTTGTTGAAGATGCTTGATAGGTGCCGCCTTCATCTTTACCGTAAATCCTTTGCGTTTCTCCATCCTTTAATCGAGTTGCTGTTTTTGCAGGATCGGCACTCTTCTTCTCACTTCTCTTTGGCTTTCTGTCATCACCAAACTTGCCGCTTTCCTTCATTGCGTCAGTTAAACTTTGACCTTTCTTGATAAAAACGCGCCGCCCACTGATTGTCCGCCACACTCCATCTTCTGACGCCATAGATTTCACCTCATTTTAATTATACTAAACAGCACCTCATTACACAAGGGTTTCATCTGTTTCTTTGTACTTTATCCGCCTCTTCACTTCCAGAACCATAATGCGGCCTTTGTTCAGCTGTATCTGTGCATCGTTCCCTCGCTTAAGAATCTCGTTGATAGCGTCCATAACCGCCTTTGTGTCATTCATAAAGTATCCTCATCCTTTCCCGCTGCAACGGCAGCTGTGCCGCCTCGCTGAACGCCTTGTATTCTGCATTTAACCGACGTATGCGGGCTGTTACCGCTTGGTAGTCCTCCGTTAGTCCAGCGGATTTGTATGCTGTCTGTTCCCGCTTCAACTTTCGGGCAGTTCGCTCGACCTGCCGCTGTTTCTGTGTGGCCTCATAAGCTGTGTAGTGCTTTCCCTCAAAATCCACGTCGTGCCCATCGTCTATGTGAGCGAGTTCTTCGTCGGTATATGTGCGCTCCATCACACCATCCACAAAAGCCATCCTGATATGGCGGCAGTTTGCACCCTCCAAGCCGTCCACATAGCCAAGCCCGCACACCTCATAAATGCTCGGATACTTGTCTCCGGTCCTTACGGAGTACACCCGGCCCTGCCATGCCTTGTGGTTTTGCCAGCCAACACCCTTGTCCCGAGCCCCGATGTGGGCGGACACTTCAAAATAAGGTGTTTCCAGATACTCTGCGCTCTGCTCCGTGTACTTGGCACAGATCTGGGATACGCCTGTCATCACCGCCCTGCGGGCTGCCACGTCGATTTGGTCTCGGTGTCCGCTCTCATAATCCACGACCTTGATACCACTGTCCGCAAGCTGTTTGACGGCGCTTTTGATGGCCTGATTGTAAGAGATGGCCCTGCTCGTGATCTGCATTTCAGCGTTATCCAGCGCCCATTGATAGGCCCTGGCCGTGGGAAGCATCGTCCGCCCGTTGTCCACCAGAAAGCCCATAGAGCCGGTCATGTTATGGAATGTCTGTTTGGTCTGCTCGTAGATAGCCCATGTGTCCTCGATGCTAACCAGTGTTTCCGGTGCAGTTACACCCGCAATGTCCATAACCTCCTGGTAGTACCGCTGGTTCCGCTCCGCCACGTCGTCCAAGAGCTTTTGCAAGTCCCGCTGGCTGATGTTTGCGGTGCTCTGGATGGCCTTTTCTATGTCCTTTAGGTCAATGCCATGGGAGCGGAGTGCCCGTATATCCTGCACCGTGACCTCGTTCAGCTCGCCGGATAATTTCAGGCGAGAACATATTTCCTCCAGGAGCGTCGCTTCCAGACTGCGGTATAGCTCGGCCAATTCTTCTGGAAGAGAGTCCAGAACTTCGGGATAGAATGGGTATTTCATTCAATCTCGTTCTCCCCTTCCGTTGTCATGTCCTCCATCTTTGGCAGCATTTTCTTAGCCGTAGCCTCGTCCTCGTTGTACCACTTCATGCGGTACTCCCACGGGTTCATAATGCCCGCCGCAAGGTCCTGACGGTCATTATTCCGCTCGGTGGTCTTATCCTCGATGATAGAGTCATCAAAGTCAATGGTAACTTTAGCATCTTCATTCAGCCCGGCGCCCATGGCTGCATTCCCAAGCCGAAGAATAATATGGCACAACTCTGTAATGGCCTGTTCCAAAATGATTTCATGCTTTTTGATGGTCCTAAACATGGTGGAGTTTTCGCTGATGACCTGGGTGGCTGTGGTAATGCTCCCCTGGTCGAAGCGGTAATGGTTTTCTCCAAAGCCACACTTGCTGGACAGTAGATTCAGTTGGTCTTGGATACCCGTGTTGTGCTCCTGGGTACGTAGTGTCATGTCGATGGGCGTGATGACCGCACCGTCACTTACATCCTCCGGGAGTACATAGTAAGCCAAGTCGTCCGGGTCAAAAAATGGCTCTCCGTCAAGGTCTTTGGTTGCAGACGGCTTGACCATGATGCGCTTTTTTCCAAGGACGAACTCATTGACGTAGCTATCATAGGCCACATCTACGCCTTTGAGAACATCGATGGCGTTTGCATAGACAGAAACCCCCAGCGGAGAATCGTCAAAATTGTTGGCAATATTAGGCCTGTCAATAACAAACTGCCTCTGATCTGATCCGGTATGTACCACAGGAGGGACTGCCTCAAACCCTGGAATGTCGGCCAAAGACAGTTCTGCATCCACATTGTTATTGCGGTAATGATAGATGCGATTCTCGATGTCGTATAAGCCGTCTACCTTGTGATGAATCTGGAGATAACAATAATCCTCACCGTTGACGGTCACGATGCTATCAAATGCGCAATCGGTAATAATACCGTTCTGCCATGCCAGCGGCCAGATATGCTCCACGGTCACATAATCCATTACAATGCCGCTTGCGCTTCCAGGAATGGGACCAAACTCCGTCGCTTCCATGCCTACTACTCGCGGTATAAAGGCCACTGTCCCGAGTGCAAACGCTTTTTCCTGCATCTCATTTACCTGGACCAGAAAGTTGTTTTCGGCGAACACGCGGTCAATAAATTCCTGCTCCCGCTGCCCCTCCAGAGTGATTTCCACCTTTTCATTCATCAGGAGGTTTGCCCAATCCTCTGGGATCTTCTTGCCCATGTTGAGAGTATACCGCTTGCATCGAACCATGCTCGTTCCGTTTCGAACCTTGTACCGATGGAAGCCCTTCACATCTCCAATATACCAGCTTTTCCATTCCTGCACTTTTCGGTAAAAGTATTCGCTGATGGTGGCAAAGCCCAGCTCTTTCAGCTTATCATTTATGTTCAAGCAGTTACCCCCATTCTTCTGAATACACGCTCAAGTGCATACCTTGTAGCGTCAATAAGGTGGTTATTCTCGTCAGGATACCCGCTGATGATCTCCCCATCCTTATTTCGCTCATACTCATAATTCACAAACTCGCTATAAGCGTTTGGAGTCCTTCTGCGGTCAATGACAATCTTCCGCTTCTGGAGCCACTTCATACCATACTCCACGCTTCCAGGCCCCTTAATTGCCTCTTTGGCCGGAAGGCCCATCGCCCGATAGTCTGCTGATGATTTAGGCTCTGCGCTGTCACAGGTAATGTAAGCATCCTTGTATCCTTTGGAAAGAATCAACTTTGCGCTCGCCTCGTTGGTCAGCTTATTTTGGTATATCTCGTCCATTAGGTATATTGTCTCCCTGGCTCGGTCATAGTGGAGGCGGATAAAGGCAAATGGATCAGGGAACCAGCCCCAGTCCACACCTTGATAGATACGGTCAAAGGAAGCGAACTCTTCGTCCGTGATTCCCCTCAACTCCAGATTCTCAAATACGTTGCCGCCGGTGCCGACCGCTTCGCCCAAGTATTCATGGCGGTATGCCCGCTCATCCGTGGATTTCAGATGTTCGGCCTCTGCCAGAAACTGCGCCCCAAGCCATTCAGGCGGGGCCTCCAAGTATGTGCTCTTATGGCACAGCCTGTCCGCTCTTTCTTCCAAGCTGTCTTTGTTGGCCCAGTTGTCCCGGCTGATGGGTGGATTGTAGCTCTCAAAGTTCCAGAACTTCGACCCGCCGCGCATGGTAGATTGTAAAATGGTTCTAATCTCCGCCCGACCGGAAAACTGATCTTTTTCTTCAAAGTGTGTTACAGCGATATATCCGAACGGAACCTTGATGGACTTTATTTTCATGGGGTCATCAGCGCCCCGGAACATGATTTTCTGCCCAGTCGGCTTATAAATCAGCTCCATAGGCTGAACCTTAGCGTCCCAGTATGCCGCCATACCCAATTCTCCGATTGCCCATAGATATTGTGCATATACGCTGTCCCGGATGGTGTTCGCCACTTTGCGAAGTACCAAGGCGTGGGTGTTTGAATTGGTCAGCAAGATAAGCGGCACCAGCAGGGAGACGCAGGAAGATTTAAGCGAGCCTCGGCCACCAGACAAATCATAGTGTGTGTGTCCGTGTTGGAATACGTCACGAGCCAGTAGGTGGAATGCAGGTCCAAGGACGGACGATAAACGAATCTCAGACATCTATGACCACCTTAACCTCCGTATCTCCATCGCCGTTCGCCTTTCCATCGAACGCTCCCACATGCTTTCCCAGTAATTCAAGCGCTTTTATCTTGCTGGAATACTTCAGATCGCTGTCATTCGCATCCGAGGCCGGTTTATCTGTGATTTCCTTCAGCTTGGCAAGCACATAGTCCTGTGTAATCTCTGTCCGTTCACTTCTGGCTCTCTTTGCTTCCTGAATTGCGGAAGAAACGTTATTTTTCGTAATTAGCTGCCGCCCAATTTCAGGGTTTTTATACCCTGCCCGAAGAGCAGCCTGTGCGGCATTCAAATCCACAAGGTACTCCTGCACAAATCTTTCCTGCTTTGGCGTTAATGCCACACT